CTTGGACTTGGCCTTAGCCTTCGGCTTAGCCTTGGACTTAGCCTTCGGCTTGGTAGCCTTCGGCTCTACTGCCTCGACCATCGAGGTCAACGAAGCCAAGGCTTCGAGGACTACCTTCTGCTTAGCAGAAGTAGGGTTGAACATGAAGCTGTTTACAGCTTTCTTAGTTGCCTTCAGCAACTCGGAGTGGGAGATGGTGTTTGCCATTTCGTTAAGAGATTAAGAGTTAAAGAATGAATTCACAGAATTCCATTCATTCTTTTACTCTATCTCTACCCTTCTCACCGTGCGAATCAGCAAGCTGATTTGTCGATGCGGTGACAGTCAACACACGGCATCGAAGATGCTTCACCCAGGTTGAGCCAACCGACTGGAAATCAAGGTGGTAGTTAACCTTCATTGATGAAGGTTGTTTGGGGCTAACCAAAGGTTAGGGGGTGATTGTCCTGCCCCTCTCCTTGACAATGCCTTAGCATTGGCACTGTCCAATTGAAGTCGAACTTGAAGTAACCAGAGCTAACTTGCTGTATCCCAAGACCTTAGAGCTGTTACATAAAGCCAGAATGTATGCGGCAGCCTACGATACATAACCCCTACGGGGTTCTGTCGATGCGTTTCGGACGCGCATGCGCATCGCTATGCAGTATACATAATCCCCACCCCATGTATTACGCAGGTTTTTTTCATAGGGATCATGCCAAAGAAAAATCCGACTGCACAGCTTAAAAACCGTGTAAGATGCTGTTGCTCAGAGCCTTGTGTAGGTTACTTAATGTGAATTCTACGATTTGACTTTCTAAAAAAAAAGCTGTAACTTCGCCAAAGCATTGTTAGCGATGATACTTCGAAGCTGTTTTTACTACGAAGCTATCTAGGGAGGGTTTGCGAGTGCAAACAAAACGACACTACGAAGCGTCAATCAAACATATGAAGCTGTGAAGGCGCAAAAACTGTGTTTGTATATTTGTCTTATGATTGCAAGGAAGTTCGGAGATCCTATCGACCCTAAGAAACTAAAGAAGGGTATATCCTGGTCGGAGAGCAGGGGAGGCAAGTACATGATCAACCCTACTAGTTCGGCTACGGGGCTGTATGGTCAGCTGTACAGCCAGGTGGATGACCTCCCTATGATGCAGGGGGTCTCCAGGGACTCGTTGGCGAGAGACTTGAGACTACAGGATATGCTCATGGACATGCGTATCAACGATGGTATCGGGGGACCGAGCTTGTCTAAGAATGCTGTTGATCTCGAAAGGGAGTATAAACCACAGCTTGGAGAGAAATGGGACTTCCGTCCTGACGAGGTAGCTGCTTTGAGTCACTTCCTTGGTCGCCAGGGTGCGCGTAAGTACTTCGCATCATTGAGAGACGGGACAGACTTTAGTGTACCAGGGGTGAACAAGACACCAGAGGAGTACTTACGTATTTATAATGAAGGTATCGAACGATGAAGGCTAAGAAGCGAGACTACAAGAAGGAGTACAAGAAGTTCCAGTCATCTGGTAAGATGAAGAAGTACCGCGCTAAGCTGAACAAGTACAATAGAGACAACGGCACATACGGCAACGGGGACAGCTTAGATGCATCTCATAGAGGCGGGAAGATCGCTGGGTACGAGGCTGAGAGCAAGAATCGTGGGCGGCGAGAGAAGTCCAGACTGAGAAAAAAGAAATAGGTATATTTGCGATATGAAACCAAGAAAAAAAGCTAGGCTCCAGAAGAAGGAGGATAAGTTCAACGACAAAGGAGAGGCTGCGTTCTTCGCTGGAAAAGAGGTGAAGGCTCGTCGCAACCTTAAGAAAGCCCTAAAAGTTGGGAATAAGCTGCGCGGCGAAAACTTTCAGCCAGCCATGAGCGACAAGGAGTTTAGACAAAGAAATCGCAAGTAATATGTACGCAAAGAAAAATAAGAAGCCGATGTACGGCAAGGGCGGCATGGCTAAGATGCTTTCCGAATACATGAGGGGCGGCATGATGAAATACCCTGGCGGGGGGATGATGCCTCGTATTCGTAAAGGATATTATGATGAGGGAGGGGAAATAGATCCCAAAAAATTAAGGGAATTAGCCAGAGCCCTATCGGTTGTAGATGATCGGATGCCCGAAAACACTTCAGCTAGAACCGCTGGGGGTTCGCAATCGCTTGATGTTATGATGAACACTATCCCTCCAGGAGAGGATGAGTTGTCATCTAGAACTACTGAACCGCAAGAAGAGGAGAGATTTGTTGGTGAAATCCCAGGAGTGACTATTAGACCGCCCAAACCAGTAAAGAAAGAGGAACGAAAAGAGGAACCAAAAGATGATCCAGCTGATTTCTCTGGAGGCAAACCAGCCTATGAGTTTATGCCTACGTTTGATGGCAATATCCAACAAACAGGTGCTAGAGGTGAAGGAACCTCAGGTGCATTAAGCGGAGTTGCTATGTACTTCAAGGGTGAAGACGGCAGAATGCAAAAGGTGAATACACGCCTTGATGATGTTCCAGAATACATCACTAAAGACCCCTACTTTGAACAGCTTCTAAAAAAGGCGAATCGCAATTACTTTGAGCTTGAAAGAGAGGGAGGGGCATCTAAAGCTATGCAAGCTGGAAAATCACCAGAAGCTCAGATGATCGGAAGAATTCTTTCGGGCGACATAACGATAGAGGAGGCTAAACGCCAAGCCAACTATCAAAGACAATCATTCTAAAAAAGAAAAAGGGGCGCAAGGCCCCTTTTCTTATTCAGCTTTTTCGATTGCTGCTTGCACCTTGGCAAGCTTGGCTTGTTGGTGGATGATCATTTTCTCCACGATGTTGTTTTCAATGATCCGTGAAGGACTCTTGATATTTGGACGTGGCGCGGTGTCGAGGATGCAGATTGCAGACACAGCAAGGAAGATTGCTACCAGTGTAGCGGGGAGGAAGATTGAATTGTTCATAGCAAATAACTGTTTTAAATTGTTTCGTAAATTCGGTTTGCTGATCTCAATGTAGGGTAAAATATCGTTCAATCCAAATTTTTTTGTCTAACTTAGCTTATTCAATCTACGATTGAAAAAATATTACCACAACCCCCGTATCAAACGAATTGACCCCAGCTGGGTAGCAAATCGAAATGAAGCTAAGCAAAAACCTCACCCTAAAGGAGGCCATCAAATCAAACACGGCCAGCCGCCTAGGTATTCCTAATAATCCAGAACAGTGGGAGATCAACAACCTCCGCGCTGTAGCAGAGAATGTATTCCAACCAGTACGAGATCACTTCGGTGTACCCATCGGTGTGAGCAGCGGGTATAGATCAAAGGACCTGAATAAAGCTATCGGCGGGAGTAAGTACTCTCAGCACATGATTGGGGAGGCGCTGGATATCGACGCAGACATCTACGGGGGCGTCACCAACGCAGAGATCTTCAACTACATCAAGAATAACCTTGAGTGGGACCAGATGATCTGGGAGTTTGGTGATGACGAGGAGCCTAACTGGGTGCATGTCTCCTACAAAGAGGCTGGCAGGAATCGCAAGCAGATCAAACGCGCCCGAAGAGATGAGAAGAACAGAATTTATTACACTGTAGAGAATGCCTAAGAACGTAAACAACTTCGCCCCAGAAAGACACAAGGTAAGTCGCCCAGGGGTACACGCTAAGACCAAGACATCTAGCAACAAAAACAGCAAGAACTACAAGAAGTCGTATCGCGGACAAGGAAGATAGGATTGCGTATCTTCGCTCTCCTAAATTTTTTAACCCATGCGAGAAGAAGAAGACTTCAACGTAGACTTTCTTGATCCAGAGAGAGTGAAAGAGACCGAGGAAAAGGTCAAGAGCGGAAAGATCACCTGCAACATCCACGCCCCTGAAGGGTGTGAAAACTGTAGCGGCTAAAGCGAGTTGTAGAACCGCTGCACCGCCAGCCTACCTTTCTGCGACATAGCGTATCGAACCCTGTAGTTCATCTTGGTTTCGTCGCGGAAGAGGTGATCCTCTAGAGTCTGAGACGGCGTGAGTTTATCGAAATGCTTATATAGATACCCAGCGATCACGAGCGGGTATATCATCCTGTCAGCCAGGTTTTTTCGATTCATGCCATACTCGGACGCTACGTAGTCAATCGTAAAAAACTCTAAGTCGTACAAGAATAGCAGCAGGTGTAGGTACGACTTGGTGAGGTCTGGATTACTGTCTAAGAAGTCGTTCGTCGCAGAACGCAGGTTCTTCAAGTAGTTGTGCTTCACATATCGCTCTGGAAGCTTCGACACCTCTCTGAACAATCTAGACTTTTTTACCGTGGACCTAGGCATATGAATTGTGTCGTATCTTTGATGTAAACAAATTTACATCATGAGTCCCAAAGACACCCTCTTCTTCGCCGAAATGTACTCACTCGTCAAGAAGATGGAGGAGACTATCGACGAATTCGAAATGAAAGATAGAGTTCTGGCTTCGATCATCGTAGGTGTCATCGACCTTGAGGCAATAGAATACGGAGACGAAGAAGCTGAGATGAAAACCATGTACAGCTTCAACCTTCAAAGCCGAGCCGAGTTAGAATCGGTTAAGCAGGTTATGGATAATGCCTATCAAGACGACGATGACGATATCGATCTAGATGACCTCTTGGGTGACTTGGGCATATCCTTAAACTAATGGAAGGTCTTATTAGAAAAATTGTGGTCGGAAGAGACCCCAAAAATGGCATGGCTTATTATATTGGCATGCGAGCAGGCTCAGGTAGTGTATCCGCAATCGTGATGGACGAAGAGCATTTGTACAGATTTCAAAAGAAAAGATATTTAATTTACATCGAGGATAACGACACTACAATGCTGTGGAAGTCAATCGACTCCATGCCCTGTATACTGGAGTTTGACTTAAATTTTTAATTCATGAAAAGTCTTAATTCATTTGTTGTTAGCGTCAAAAAACGCTACGAGGATGAAATTGAAACCGAGGGCGGATTAAAGCTCTATATAGATACTAAGTACGAACCATTTAAACACAGAGTAAATGAAGGAGAAGTTGTTGCAACTCCAGCAAAATTTGAAACTGGCGTGGAAGTTGGGGACACCCTTTACTTCCATCATCTCGTTGTTCTTGCGGACGGCCAGCCTCTGCCTGTTGCAGATGACAATTACGTTGTTCGCTATGATCCTGATCTTGCCATTAATAGTCAGGCTATTGCTTACAAATCTAAAGCTACTGGTAATGTCATTCCGCTCTCTACCTGGTCAGTTCTCAGACATGTTGAGCAAGAGCCCGAAGTTGATTCAAGTGTCATTGAAGTTGTTAAGCTTAAGGAACCTACAGTTAAGAAAGCTGAAGTCGCTTTGGAAAACGATAAGACGGAAGAGATAGGAGTCAAGAAGGGTGACATCGTAGGCATCATGAAGAACATGGACTACCCTTTTAAGATTGACGGGGAAACCTATTACAGAACCAGGATAGAGGACTTGCTGTATGTCGAAAAATAAGTTCACCACGATTAGCGCGGCAGAGCGCCTCATGTCCAGCATGGAGGTGGCTATCAACAATATGATCGAAGAGGTAAAAAAACCTGTCGATCCCGAAGCTGGCGGGTCTGCTCGGAAGGCAGAGCTACAGTCTATTAAGCAGACGGCTATTGATTGCAAAGAACTTCTGGTAGAGCGCCAGAGACTAGAACAAATGGTTAAAGACCTCAAGGACAATGGAGAAATCGAACAAGAAAAAGACTACTCAGGTGGGTTCGCCGAACGCTTCTCAAAATGACGCTAGTGGTCTGATCTACTGGGAAGACTATGACTTTGATAATCAGACAGATACGGCTGGTTACATAAAGGAAGACTTCAACATTATTTACGATGCCCCAAGTAAGTCTAACTGAATACCCTTCAAGCATAGATTACTACAGCGATGAATGGACTCATGAGTGGAGTAGTGGTGTGGATGGCACCTCACATTTTAACCCATGTAACACGCCTAACCCACCGTGGTGGTGCGAAGAACACGAACCAATCCCGATCGAACCGAACATTTTAATGATTGTTGGAATGTTCACATTTGGAGTATTACTTTTGACAAAAAAAATGCACCCGTAGCTCAGCTGGATAGAGCATCTGCCTTCTAAGCAGACGGTCACAGGTTCGAATCCTGTCGGGTGTACGAATTTAATTAAACAACATGCCAGACTTACATTGCCCAGAATGCGGTAGCGAGAGATTTGAGAGGTCTCTCACTATGAAAGTAAAAGACGGAGAGACCTATTACGTAGAAGGTCAGTGCGAATGTGGAGCCCAGATGGATCTTACTAATCCCAAGACGGGCGCTCCAGGATTCAAAAGAATGGGTAGATTTGGCAGAAGTCTCTGATGTCCACACTAATAGACATAGAGGGTTATGAAACTAAAGGGATTAAGATCGACCCTAACGGTACAGAGGGAGAGATCATGGAGCTCCATGGGCTACTCGTTGTACTCCCAAAGAAACCAAAGCGATCGGAGATTCTCTTCCATGAAAAGCCAAAGGCAATGCAGATGTGGCAACGCATCCCTATGCCTGAAGAGCTGCAAAGGATTCGCAGTATGGATGAGTGGCTCGAAAAACCTTCCGAGTTTCGAAAGAAGTTTCGTTCTTACATCGAACAAGAGTTTCAGCGTCGGCGTGACGGTGTGTGGTTTTACAATAATGGGGAGCCTACGTATATTACAGGGCGACACTATATGTTTCTACAATGGTCTAAAATTGATATCGGATACCCATCATACCTCGCTTTCCAAAGGGAAATCCTTCTCCACATGGCTGCTTGCGAAGCTGATCCCCGTTGTTTCGGTCAGCTATATACTAAGTGTCGTCGTTCTGGCTACACTAATATATGCTCTGCTGTCCTTGTTGACGAGGCTAGCCAAGTTAAAGAGAAGCTGTTGGGCATTCAGTCAAAGACTGGTAAAGACTCTCAGGAAAACATTTTCATGAAGAAGGTGGTTGCGATCTTCCGCAGCTACCCTTTCTTTTTCAAGCCTATCCAGGACGGTACTACGAACCCACGTATGGAGCTGGCCTTTCGTGAGCCTTCAAAGCGTATCACGAAGAACAATAAGACGTCGCAGCGTGGTGACGCGCTGAACACCGTGATCAACTGGAAGAACACCACTAACAACGCATACGACGGCGAGAAGCTGCATATGTTGTACCTCGACGAGGCTGGCAAGTGGGAGAAGCCAACTGATATACGCGAGGCATGGCGTATCGAGAGAACATGCCTTATTGTGGGAAAGCGCATTATAGGTAGGGCGCTTGTTGGCAGCACGGTAAACCCCATGGATAAAGGAGGCGAGGAGTATAGGGGCCTATGGCTTGACTCGGACCCAAACGAACGGAACAACAACGGGAGAACCAGATCTGGCCTGTACCGAATATTTATTCCAGCTTATGAAGCTCTTGAGGGGTTTTTTGACAGGTATGGCAATGCAGTCATAGAGGACCCAGAGGAGGAGCTTATCGGCGTAGATGGCGAGCCCGTAGATCAGGGCAGCCGAAAGTACCTGAAGAACGAACGCCATTCCTTTAAGGACGATCCATCCGAGTTAAACGAGATCATTCGTCAGTTTCCCTTTACTGAAGACGAGGCGTTCAGGGATAGCATTGAAGGCAGCCTGTTTAATATCGGTAAAATTTACCAGCAGATAGAGCACAATGACAGCCTATACCCCAACCCAGTAGTCCAGGGGAACTTTGTTTGGAGGAAAAAGGACGAAGAGGTTGCTTTCTCTCCAGACCCTAACGGCAGGTTTAGGGTTTCTTGGATGCCACCTTCAGACCTAAGGAATATAAAACGAGAAGAAAAAGGGAAGAAGGTGCCGCCTAACGGTCACCTTGGTGTGGGCGGGGTTGACTCATACGACTTAGACGCTACAGTGGATGGTCGTGGTTCGAAAGGTGCGCTGCACATGTACAATAAATTCAACATGCAGGTGCCGTCTAACATGTTTGTGGTTGAGTATGCCTCTCGTCCAGACCTGGCTAGTATCTTCTATGAAGACGTCTTGATGTGCGCTTTTTTCTATGGGTATCCATTACTTATAGAGAACAATAAGTATGGAATTGCAAGATACTTTGAATCAAGAGGTTACGACGGTTACTTAATGGACCGTCCAGACTTTCTTAAAAACCCCAACTCTTCATCAAACGTAAGGACCAAGGGTATACCCTCTAACTCTCAAGACGTCATACAGTCTCACGCTCAGGCAATTGAGGCTTACATCCATGATTATGTTGGTATAAGAGCTGAGACGGACCAGCTAGGAAATATGTATTTCAATAGGACGCTAGAAGACTGGATTGGATACAAGATTGACAAGCGGACTAAGTTTGACTTAACTATCAGCTCAGGCTTAGCCTTGCTTGCCGCGCAAAAGGTGAAAAAAGAAAAGCCAAAAGCGTCTTTCGAGGACAAGCAGTTTTTCCGAACATTTAAGCCAAAAGCTTGGCACTCCTAGTTTTACTATATTTGCATTGAGTTAAAATACTCCACTCACTGCAATGTATAGTAACGACAATAAATCCTCTAGCTTCCCTGACCCGCTTGCTCCCATGGAGGAGAAGCTTTCGTCTAAGTATGGGCTTAAATACGCTAAGTCCATATATCACCAATGGGGAAGAATAGATCAGGACGGGTCGAGCTACAAGAATAGAAAGAACACTTTCGAAAAAAATAGGAGATACGCAAACGGTACTCAAGACACCAGTATCTACAGGTCTCTCCTCACCTCCCTAGACCCGAACAATGGTGACGGGAGCATGCTCAACCTGGACTTTACGCCAGTTCCAATTCTACCCAAGTTTGTTAGGATTGTTGTAAATAAGATTCTTTCCTTGAGTCCTTATCCAAACCTTGAGGCTGTAGATCCTCTGTCTTCTTCTGAGAAAGACAGAGAGCGCAGAAAAGTTGAGATGATGATTCAGGCTAAAGAGCAGTTAGCCAAGATCGAAGAAAAAACTGGCGTGGCTGTTGGGATGAGGTCAAAGGACATCCCAGAAACCCTCGAAGAGGCTGAGATATTTATTGGTAATAACATCAAGTCTTCATCCGAGATTGCAGCGCAGATTGCCACGAATCTGACGTTGGAGTGGAACAACTTCAACGACACCACGCTGAGAAGATGCGTTAATGATCTCACGGTTCTCGGCATGGCTGTCGTTAAAAGAACAAACGACCCAGAGTACGGCATCAAAACTGATTATGTAGATCCATCCGCCTTTATTCACAGCCACACGGAAGACCCCAATTTTGACGACTTGGTTTATGCTGGTCACGTAAAATACGTCACCATCCAGGAGCTAAGAAGAATTGTAGGCGATCAATTTAATGAAGAAGACTTCAAGAAGATTGCATCCCAAGCTCAGAAGAAATACGGCTACGACAAGGACAAGCTAAACCAGACGGCTTACGATCAGAAGACCAACTCTACCGTTAGAGGATTTGATGAATACAAGGTTGGGGTTCTTGACTTTGAGTTTATTTCTGTAGACTGCGAATACTTTGAGTCAAAAGAAAGTAAGTACGGCAACGTGGGTTTCTACTCGAAGGGGGAGAATTACAAAGGTCCAAGAAACTCAGTGTTCAATAGAGAGGTTTCTAAACTTGAGGTTGCTTCTGTTTATGGGGGTTCTTACATCCTTGGCACTGACTACATATTCGACTACGGGAGAAAGAAGAATATCCCTAAGAATGTACACGACATCACCAGGGCTAACCTTTCATATTCCGCTTGTGCAACAAACCTCATGGATATGTTGCCTAAGTCTATGGTTGATAGCTGCATCGGTTTTGCGGATCAGTTGCAGCTCACTCACCTGAAGATTCAGCAGGCTGTAGCTAAAGCCAAACCCGATGGAATTATCATTGACATCGAGGGTCTTGAGAACGTACAGCTAGGAAAGGGCGGAGAACTTCAGCCTTTGGAGCTCCACGACATTTACGAGCAGACAGGTGTCTTCTACTACAGAAGTAAGAACCCAGAGGGCGGATTCCAAAACCCACCGATCAGAGAGATCGGGAACAGCATTCGGAACATTAACGAGCTTATTGGTTTGTACAACCATTACCTCCGTATGATCCGTGACGCCACGGGGATCAACGAAGTTATGGATGCCAGCTCGCCTAAGACTGACGCTCTAGTGGGCGTTCGGCAGCAGGCTTTGGCCGCAGCTAACAACGCGATTTACGACATCACCAATTCGTCTATGATGCTGTACAAGAAGGTATGTACGGACATAGTTAAATGCGTCCAGGTGATTCACCCCGATTCTGTTTTGTACAGGATTTATGAAAACGCAATCGGCAAGGAGAACATGAAGGTGCTTAGCTCTTTCAGAAACCTAGCTATGTACAACTTTGGTGTACGTGTAGTGAAGGAAATGGAGGAAGCTGAGCGTCAGTACCTTGAGCAGAATATTCAGATTGCGTTATCTCAAAAGGAAATCGATCTGGAGGACGCCATCGCCGTCCGTCAACTCAAAGACATCAACCAGGCAGAGAGGCTGTTGATTGTCCGCAGGAAGAAGCGTATTGCTATGAATCAGCAGATCGCTATGCAGAACTCTCAGCAGCAAGCTCAGATTCAGCAGGCTTCAGCTCAGGCCACTTCTCAAGCTAGACAGCAAGAGATGCAAATGGAGGCGCAACTAAAGGCGCAGGAAATGCAACTTAAGAGTCAGCTGGAGGCGCAACTTGAAAGCGTAAAGCACGAGTTTAGAAAAGAAATAGAGATAATTAAAGCTCAGGCTACCCTCGGATTCAAGGAAGACGACAAGGAGTTTAAGGAGAAGCTTGAAGTACTGAAAGAAGATAGAAAGGACGAAAGGGTTTCTAAACAGGCCCAAGAACAAAGCAGGCTTATTGATCAAAGACAAAATCAACCCCAACAGTAATGGCTACCACTATTAACCTAGATACATCTCAAAGAGTGGATATCACTTGCAGGAAGGGTGACACCTTTTCCTTGAGGCTTACCGTAACCGACTCTAGCACACCTCCAGTAGCAAACTTTGAGGCTGGGCATATATTCCTCATGGAAGTTCGGGATTCAGATACTGGTGACTTGATCACAAACGGCTCTGCAAACTTTGCTATTACAGAAACGGCAGATGCAGCCGACGTAACCAACAAGTATGTTGACTTAACTCTCGATGCTGCAACAATGAAAACTATGCCTTCTGGCTTGTACGTTTATGACGTCGAGCAAAAAACAGATGACTCTACCCCAGTGGTATCTACTCTGATATACGGCACATTAAAGATTAACGAAGACATCGCAATTACAGCCTAAAGATGTGCCATGCCAGTAAGTGTATCCCAACCATCAAAGATTGCTGTATCAAGCTCTGACGGAGGAGTAATAAACATCTCTATCGTTGCTTCCGAGGAGACCAAAGTAGTTTCCCTAACAACCGCTGCTGCCAACAATATTTCTATTGCTGGGGCAATTGGTGCTGGTCCTGCTGGCGCCACAGGACCGCAGGGGCCACAAGGCCCGCAGGGTGAACAGGGACCCGCTGGTGCAGACGGTGCTACTGGCCCGCAGGGTGCTACTGGCCCGCAGGGTGAACAAGGACCACAAGGTGAGACTGGTCCTGCGGGTGCGGATGGGGCGGATGGCTCCCCGAACATTGAGAGCTCCATTACGATCTCCAACACCGACGCTGCGTTCTCGCACATGACGACCCCTATCTCTGCTGGCACCTCAGTTGAGGCCATCTTGAGAGACATGCTTGAGAAGTACAACATCACAAGCATTAGCCTCACAAATATCAGTAGGGCTCTTCAGAACACAGACGGCACCTACGGTTCGTTCGCTAATGATACCAACGGCGAAACTGTAGAGGTCGGACAGGGTGTTAGGATTCAAGGTTTTGACTACAATATTGTGGACAACACCCAGACTGGAGATACCTCGGTTGCTTTTCTGGAAAATAACTCCGCAGTTGAGAGTGGCTTTTCAGATGACAACAATGCTAAAACATTGGCCTCTACAATCGAAAGAGACCTCACCTCTCAGTCCACCAGAACCTACAAGGTTACGGCTATCGACAATGGAGGTAGTAGTAACGTAACCATCTCTAGTGGCACTCAAACATACAGGTGGTATTTCAGGGTTCGTGTTGGATCTAGCACAACTACATCTATAACTAGCGATTCTGAAGCTGATACGCTGTGGGATTCTCTCACGGCTCCCTTCAACAGCTTAATCGCTCAAGGTGAC